GGCCGGTTCCTGGAACTGTGTCAGTTCACCTTGAAGGCGCTAGAGGACAATGTCCCGCTGCCCGATCGCGACAAGTTTATCCAGGAGACCGCCACCGGGCCGCGCAAGGTGGAACTCGCACCGCTCAAGCCGTCGAGCGCGCGACACAAGAAGGCGGCGTAGGAGGTCGCATGAAGGTGCTGTTTTGGATGAAGCTGATGGCGGGCGCCGCCATCGGTGGGGCGGCAAACGCCATTCTCCTGGTCACAATAGTGCCGGAGAAGTTCCAGTTTTCGGACTTGTCCACCATCGCACGGGTGGCGGCTGCCGGCGCGCTGATCGGCCTGGTTGCGTACCTGAAACAGAGGCCGATCTGGAACGGTGAGGCGAACGGGAAGAAGTGATCCTGGATCTCGCAGGGAGTATCGCTGAGGGGGTGCATCGAGCCTTTCTGCCCGACGCCGTCCTCCTACACCGCGGCTGGTTGAGGCGACTCGACCGCAGACTCCGGCGTCTGCCAGGCCTGCGACCCGCGACGCCGGAACAGAGGAAAACCCTCAGCGTTCACGCCTGCGACACGCGCCAGCAACGGCGCCGCCGCGAGTTTTCGCAGGCGTTTGCTGCGGTTTCGGCAGATTTCGGCTGCGAACCACGCCGGGCGCACCGGCGGATCGCCCGCCGCTGGGCCAGGGAGGGCCGGCCGGCGTGACACAACGGCCGCAACCACGGATCCGGCGGGCCTATGCGCCGCAGCTCCGACTCTCGCGTAACGAGTTGGGGCGACTGGAGAACCGGATCGAGGAGGACTACACGTGCGCCCTGGCCGATCATCAGGAGCGCATGGAGCGGTTTCGGAAGTACTTGCGGCGCTGGCGCGATCTGACGGACATGGCGGCGGAGGGCGAGGAGGACCTGCCGAATTTTCGCGTGCCGATGACGCGCTGGCACGTGTTCAGCGAGTGGGCGAACGAGTACGCGGCGCTGTTTGGAGACGATGCCGAGATCATCGCCAAACCGGTCGGGCCGTCCGATCAGCGCTACGTCCACAAAGTGGCTCGGTACGCCCAGTGGCGGCTGTTCCAGTCCATGCGCGTGCGCAAGCCGGCGGCGGTGTTCAGTTTCAGGCGGATCCTATTCGGCCGGGCGCACGCTTACGCACCGTGGGTCCGCCAGACGTTTTTCGCGCCCACTGAGGGCGGCGGCGAGCTCGAGCTTCTGGACTACGAGGGCCCAGGGTTCGAGGTCCTCCAGCCTGACGATCTCATAGTGCCAGGCGAAGAGGCGGACAGCATCCAGAAGTTCAGCTACGTGCTGCGGAAGTACCAGGAGTCGCCGGACCAACTGCTGCGTGGCGACGGGGTGCTCTACCAAGGGATCGACGAGGCCTGGGACGAGCTGGTCAGGTTGGCGGAGCAGCGCCGCGATCGGGACTACGAGGGCGACGTCCTCAAACGGGAACTGGACCTGGCCGAGGGAGTGGTTCGCGAGGGGAACGTCAGTGCGCGCGGCGCCGTCCGGGTCTGGGAATGGTACGGCAAGTGGCGCCGCCTCAGGAAAGGCGCCGGCGACGGAAGCGCCACCAACTACAAACGCCGGGAGAGGTTCGAAGCAGAAGTTCTGGTGCGGTACCAGCCCGATCTGCACCGCGTCATCGGCGTGCAGGACCTCGCGGAGATGTACCCGCGGATGGTGGAGCGCAGGCCCTTCGTCGAGTCCGCGCTGGTGTGTGATGGAAGTTACTGGGGACCTAGTTTCGGAGAACTCCTTGAGGCGGTCGAGAACCAGGCCTCGGCGGCGCACAACCTCGGAACGGAGGCCGGGAAGTTCTCAGTGGGACCGGTCATATTTTACCGGCCAGCGGAAGGGTTCGACCCGGACAACATCCCCTACGAGCCCATGATGTCGGTGGCTACGGCGGACCCGCGGGGCATCAATGTCGTTCGGATGCAGGCAGACCTACAGTACCCGATCGTAGAGGAACAGGCCTGCCTGGGGTACGCCGAACGGCTGACGGGAAGGACCGAAACGAACCTGGGGCGGGCCAGCGACCGACCAAATGCGCCCCGCACCGCGAGGCAGACGCTGGCGCTGCTGGAAGAGGGGAACGTCAGGGCCAGTCTGGACATCTCGATTCTGCGGGAGGACTGGGCGGCGATCGCGGCACGGGTGTGGCTGTTGGATTCGATGTACGCGCCGGAATCGGTCTTCTTCCGAGTAACCGAGGAGGACGCGCGCGGGCTCTTCGACACCCAGAGCGGCGGCGCCACGATGACGCAGCAGGAGCGAGGGGGCAAGTTCGACTTCGACATCCGCTTCGCGACCAGCTATTGGGCGCGGGAGGCCAAGCGCGACCGGCAACTGGCCCTCTACCAACTCGACCTGCAAAATCCCCTGGTGGCGCAGAATCCGAGGGCGCTGTACCAGATCACACGGCAGATCCACCAAGCGTTCGGGGATGAGCGGTTCTCCGACCTAGTCCCGGAGCCGCCCGATCTGGGGTTGCCGGTGAACCCGCGCGAGGAGTGGACCATGGCCCTCCAGGGCGAGGAGATCCCGGTGCACCCAGAGGATAACGACGAGTTGCACCTGCTCGACCATAACAAGCGGCTGCGCGAGGCCAGGATCGCTCCAGAGCGCGACGAGGACGCTTTCCATCGGATGGTCAGCCACACACTGGACCATATGGCGCAGTGGCAACAGAAGAAACTGATGGCCGCTCTGGTGGACCGTCTCACGCAGTCGCTCGGGCAGAACGCCGAGGCCGGGCAGGGCCTGCAACCGTTCACGCCGCCGGTGCCGATGCAGGGTCTCCAGCAACTCCTGGCGACGATGCAGGGCGGCGGAGGCCAGGGGGCGGTACCGGGCGGGGCGGCGCCCCCTGGGCAACTATGAGAATCCGGCAGAAACCAGACGCGATCGACCTGGAGCACCTCAAGCAGACCTTGGGGACACGGGGCTACGAACTGATTTACTCACGCGTTCAGGAGATGCTGGCAGCCGCGCGGGTGTCCTTGGAGACGCAGGCGGATCCAGCCGACTTTTATCGCGCGCAGGGGCGAGTTGAGGCCCTGCGGCGCGTCCTAGAGCTTCCGGCGATCCTCACCAAGGAGATCCGGGAGCGGGAAGCAAAGAAAGAGAGGCAACGTGACCACGCACAGTAAAGCCCATCCGGGCTTCAAAGGGGCGCAGAGGCAGATTGCGCAGCGGCAGGGGGTCGGCATGGCCCGCGCCGGCAAGATCCTCGGCAAACGGACCCGCGAGGCGTCGCCGGCGGCCAAAGCCGCGAACCCACGGCTGAGACGGGTCAAGGGGTAAGCGATGAAGGACCATGGACCAAAACTGAAAGATGTCGGCGCCCAGAGCCGGACTCTGCCGGCGGTGCCAGGTGTTCGCACAGCGATCTCGGAACTGACCGAGGTCGTCACTGAACTCTCCAGTGGGGTCGAGGATCTCGGGAAGAACCTGGACGAGCTCCTCTCTGAGCCCGATTCGCCCAAGCCGAATGCAGAAACTCGCGGCGGCGTGTGTCCGCTCGATCAAGCCTTGCTGGTGCAGGTCAGCCGACTTCGCGTCGTGCGGTCGCAGGTGGACGCCATCAACGCCCGCCTGGGACTGTGAGGAGGAGCGATGCCGTGGAAAGCAGGAGAGGCCAGCCGGCACACCCGGAAGGCGAACACGCCAGGGAAACGGACGTTGTGGAGCGACGTGGCCAACGAGACCCTGGCACGGACCGGCAACGAGGGCCGGGCCGTTCGGGAGGCCAACGCAGTAGTCGGCCGGGTGCGCAAGCAGCCGGCGCGCAAGAAACGCTGACCGCCGAGGAGTTGGCGACGTGAGCCGAAAGTCTGGCGCAGGGCCTCGATGAGGCGCCGCGCCTGGGGGCGGCCATTGACCGGCCGGAGGGAATCCGGTGGATCATGGTGACCGACACGCTGGCCAGGGAGGTCTCGCAGCGGCTGCGGGAGGTCGCCCAGGCGCTGAGGGCGGGCTAAAGGCTCTCCTGGCCCTGCCGACATACGAACGGATGGTGGCGGCACCTCGGGTACGCTGCCGGTTCTGTTCGAAATGGCGGCATCCGGCGGATTTCATCGGCGACCCGAGGGTGGCACCGTGTACAGAATGCTACTTCTGGCACCGGGCGGCCATCAACGTACTGGGAGGTGCGAGGCCGCCCGGGTGCCAGGGACCGTGCAAGCGCACGTGGGACCAGTTAAGGGAGGACGCGCCCGGTGAAAACGTGAGAATGTTCGCGCACCCCAAGGACGGGATCCTCCAACTGCTGTGCGGCTCCTGCTCGGACGATTACGAGGGGAAGCGGCTCGATTTGTACCGCGGAACGCCGTACGGGGCGATGAAAAAGCTGGTTTGAGTCATGCCGAAAGCGACCAAGAGCGAAGAGGCGGAACCGACCTCCGACGAGAGGACGTTTGCACCGCCCGACGAGGGCGATGAGGTCGAACACCCCGAGGGAGAGACCGAGAAGGCATCGGACGACGGCGAGAAGAAGGCGGAAGAGGACCCGCGCGATCGCGAAATGAAGCAACTCCGGCGCGAACTGCGCCGAACGGGATCCCGAATCCGCGAACTGGAGGAATCCGAGCGGCACTGGGCTGAGGTGGCGCGCGCTGGGCGCGGCGCCGAGGCGGAGCCGACTGAGAAAGCGGCGCCGGCGGAGCAACCCGAGATCGATGTCATCGACGCCATCACCAACGAGGGCGTCAAAGGGTTCGAAAAGGTCCTCAAGCAGCTCGGATACGTCAAAGAGGCCGACGTTCAGGACCGGATCGAGCGGACTCGCGGCCAGATCACCCAGGACGCCAGGTTGCTGAGTAAGTTCCCGGACCTGGCGGACGAGGACAGCGAGTTTTTCGCGGCGACCGCCAAACGCTACGAGGGACTGAAGAAGAACAACGGGATCCGAGAATCGGGAATGCTGATGGAACTGGCGGCGGAGTTGGCGGAGAAGGATCTGGCGCGCCGAGGCGACGCGCGAACGGGCAAAAATCGCCGGCGCGAGGAACCGGAGCCCGACGACGAAGATCCGGACCGGGGCGGCGTCGAGGACGAGGACGAGCGCGTCGAGCGAGTGCGGGCCCAGGCCGGCACCCGGGGGCAGCGGCCCACGCGCGAGAGTGCGGCGAGCGAGGAACTCTCTCCGCTGCAGCGGCGGATTGCCAAGAAATTCGAGATTTCCGAGGACGCTTACCGGAAGAGGGCGAAAGCCGGCGTCAGGATGAGCGGACTTCCGAGGCGGTGAGAATGGCAAAGGCAAAAGGCAAAAGCCAAAAGGCAAAGCCGGCGGCGGACCCCGAAGGGACGCCGGTCGAGCGCAGGACGGTGCGGGGGAAACCCATTCCGACACACCTCGAGCACGCCATTCCGCATCGCCTTACCGATGAGGGGATCCGCGAGCGGAACGCCACCGGGAAAAAGAGTTCAGTGCGGGTCAGTGTGCGGGACCGGTTCGAGAGACAGATCGAGGCGCGCGAGGCGGCTGCCAAAGATCTGATCGAGCCCTGGTCCGCCCCGGACCCGTTGCAGGAAGCAGTGGATCGAGTGGCCGATAAACGGCCCGACATGACCTACCGCGCGCTCTCCGACAACGTCGTGAAACGGCGCGGGATGCGCGGATTCGAGGTCTGCAAAGACAAGGACGGCCGGGAGATCAAGGTGGCGAGCATGACTCTGGCCCGGATGCCGAAGAAACTCGCCAAGCGGCGCAACGACCACTACCGAGAGCTCGGGAATGCGGCGCTGCGCGAGGCTGAGGCAACGCTCGAAGAGCAGCACGAGAAGGTCATCCGCGACGGGAAGGCGGTAGGGCTCAGCACCCTCCACCGCACGGATGTCCTGCGCGACGTGACGAACCGCGAACACGTCGTGCCCGTTGGTCTGCGCGCGAGTCGCGGCAATCGCCGCGAGGTCGAAGAGTAAGCCCCACAGAGCAGGACTCCGCGGAAAAAACACACAGGAGAACTGTCTATGGCGAACGTGGACAATCCACACGGGCTGATCCCGGTCTACTCGCTGGCGGGCGCCCCTCTGCAACTGCAGGAATTCGCGAAGGTGGTCGGGTACGCCGTGGCGCTGTACCTGGGAGACGCCGTCGCACGGGTAGCCGACGGGTCGCTCGAGATTCCGGCCACGCCCGGCACGACCCGGATCACCGGGGTGAACATGGGCTGGGGCGCGGCGTCGAAGGCGACGACCCACCTGGTCGTTGTCGATCCCAACCAAGTGTTCGAGGCCCAAGCGGACGGCTCGCTGGTCGAGGCGGACATGGGCCTGAACGCCAACCTACTGTACGGCGCGGGCGACGCGGTCGCGCTGAAAAGCGGTCACGAGGTCAACTCGGCGACCGAAGCTGATACCTCAACGCTCGATGTCCACCTTCTGAACAAGTTGGAGGTGGAAGGCAACGCCTACGGGAGCTACGTCCGTCTCGAGCTCCTCATCAACAAGCACCGCATGGCCAGCGACGCGGCGGGGGTGTAAGGAGCAACCATGCTGATCAGAGCGCAATTTCCTGACCTGTTCCTCACCAGCATGTTGCCGGCGCTGGATGAGGTGATTTTCAACCGCTACGACCGGTTCCCACCGCAGTGGAACCAGGTGTTCCGAGAGATGACCTCGGAGCGGTCCATCGAACAGACCTCGGAGATCGCCGGCCTGGGCACTTTCGCCCAGATTGCCGAAGGCGCCCCGATGCGGTACGACGTCGGCGTGCCGGGGTTCGACAAGACCTACCTGCACCAGCAGTACGGGTTGGGCTTCCGCATCACGAGGGTGATGGTCGATGACGACAGGTTCGGCATCATGCGGAAGCTGGCCTCGGAACTGGGGCGCAGCGCCAAGGAGACCGTCGAGCTGGCGGTCGCCTCACACTTCAACAACGGCTTCACCGGGGGCGCCTACGTGGGCCCGGACGGGGTGGCGCTGTTTGCGACCACTCACCCGATGGTGAAGTCCGGCCTGACCCAGCAGAATTGCCTGACCACGCCGGCGGACCTGGACGTTCCGTCCATCGAGCTCGCCCTGACCGACTTCCGCAGGATGAAGGACCCCAGCGGGAAGAAGATCCGGGTGAAACCGGTGCAGTTGATCGTCCCGCCGGAACTGGAGTTCGCGGCTACCGAGATCCTGACGGCGAGGATGCGGTCGGACACCGCCAACAACACGCCAAACGCATTCCAGGCCCGGTCCGGAATGCCGTCATTCGACCGATTGTTCGTCTGGGACTACCTGACGGACCCGGACGCCTGGTTCATTTCCGCCGACCAGGAGGACACGGAACTCCGCTTTTATTGGAGGGAGCGCCCCAACCCGGTGCACGACGTGGACTTCGACACCCGCTCGATCAAAACGGCGATGTGGTATCGCTGCTCGAGCGGCTGGTCGAGTTTCTACGGAGTGTACGGGACGCCAGGAGCGTAACGAGTCACTCAAGACCCAGGACCGCCGACCGGGACTGAGGCCGGCGGCCCTGGGGATTGGGACAGGAGACAACGATGCCCAGAGGATTCTCGACCACGGGCCCGATCACCGTGCGCAAACGATCGGACAAGAGCCTGGTGACCCTGGTCACCGAGGAGGGCGTGATCACGGGCGCGGTCAACAGCGAGGTGGACGACAGCACCTTCGTCATCAACAACCACGCTGCGCCGACCAAGCAGGTGGCCGTCTCGGCCGCCGGCGTCACTGCCGGACAGAAACGGGTGCTCACGGCGCCCAACTACAACGCTACCCTGGCCTCGCTGGCCGGGGTCGAAACACTAACCAACAAGACCCTGACCAAGCCGGTTATCGACGCGATCGCCGATGGGGCCATTGACCGGTTGACCATCGCCGCACCCAAGGCCCTGACGGACGCCGCAACGTCGCTCTTCGAGATCGCCCTGGGCGCGGGCAAGATGTGCGGCGGGTTGATCATCGCGACTATCGAGGCCAGCGACGGAACGGACCATCAGGCCTTCACTGAGGTCGTGACGTTTAGCGCCGTCAACAAGGCCGGCGTCTACACCAAGGACGTGGACGTGGTGGCTGCGGGCTCGAAGGCGGCTTCAGGCGGAACCCTGACCACGGCCTGGGCGTTGTTGGACGGGGTGAACAAAGTGACCATGCAGTTGACACCGACGGGGTCTCTGACCGAGACCACCTATCGGGTCACGTACGTGGTGATCTGCAACTGCCCGAACGCCATCACCATCCTGTAGGACGCAAACACGCAGCGAAAACGGGGGGACCCGTTGGCAGGCCCCCTGAAACACAAGGGAGGCGCAAGTTGAGCAACTACCTCATGCAGGCGGCCGTAACCAAAGCGGCCAGCTACTCCGCACCCGACCTCATCGACCTGAAGACCCTGCCGCCGCGCGAGATGATCGTGACGCTGGACATCACGGCGGCGGAGCGGGACAGCGCCGACGAGACCTACGACTTCTACATCACCACTGGCGACGGCAAATCCTCCTGGGACGTGGTGCACTTTCCGCAGATCGCCACCACCGGGGCGAAACGGTTCACGGCGCGGATCCTGACGGAGCGACTCGCGGAAGTGACCACAGCCACGCCAGGGGTAGCGGCGGAGCCTTCGGGAACCTTCGCAACGGTGACCGCAGGTGCCGGTGAGGGCATCAGGACGCTGGGCGCCGGCAAGGTGCGGCACGGCCCGCTGGGGAACCTACTGGGTTACGAACTGGTGATTGCCGGGACGGTGGCCACCGGGATCGCTTACTCGATCCAAGTGCAGACCAGATAGGAGGCGCAGGCGATGCCCAGAACCCCGGACGTGTTCCGGCCCCCACCCGACGGCGGGGTGGGGCATCGCCGGGTCTTTACCTCGGAGACTCCGCCGGCGCCGCCGGCGGCCGGGCTGACCTGGGACGAGGCGACGCAATCCTGGCAGGAGACCACCACCACTTGGGAGGACACATGATCCGCAGATTGTCGTTTCTGGGGCTGCTGGGCGCACTTTGTTTCGGGCAAATCCAGACCATCCAACCTACCGACCTGATCCGGGACAGTCGCGGAGTCATCAACAGTAACTTCGCCTGGCTCAACACCTATAAGGCTGGAGTGGGTGTCTGTGCGGTTGGTCCACCGCAGCAGGTAGTGGTTCAGACCAACACCGGGGGTGTGGTCTGCTTGCAACTCAGCCACCTCAGTCTGAGCAACGTTGGCAGCAACACGCATGCCCAGCTGGACACGCACCTGGCGTCGACCAGCAACCCGCACGCGACCACGGCGGCCCAGGTGGGCGCGGTGACCGGGAGTGGTCTGACGGCGGACGTGCCGGTGGTGGGAAACGGCGGGTCGGCGATCAAGGCTGGCAGCAAGACCGGGAACACGAATCACGTTGTGACGGCGGTCACCGGGGGGAAGACAGAAGGATACTACCCGCAGTGGGACGCGGCCGGGAACTTGACCGACGGGGGCACGGGAGGGGGCGGAGGCGGCGGGGAGGTGAATACCGCCAGCAACGTAGGGACAGCCGGGACGGGACTTTATGACGCCAAGCTGGGCGTGGACCTCCAGTTCCGCAAATTGAACCCCGCCAGCAACAAGGTCTCGGTGGCCCTGGACTCCGGGAACAAGAAGGTGGATGTAGACGTAGTGCCGGGGAATATCAGCCATCAGACCCTGAGCGGCGCGGGGAGCAACACGCACGCCCAGGTGGACAGTCACATCGCGTCCACGAGCAACCCACACGCGACCACAGCGGCGCAAGTGGGGGCTTTGCCGAACGGGACCGGATTTGGGGCGCAGTTCAGCATCCTGAATCCCTACGTGGCGAAGGCGACCTGGTACAAGGGCCAGCTCCATGCGCACTGCTACGGGGGCAGCGAGGGGTGCAACGCTGGCGACGATGGCGACCGAGGAGCCACCACGCTGGCGAACGATTACAAGACCGCTGGGGCGTCGTTCCTTGCCATCACCTCGCATTCGAGCGCGGGATCGTATCCTGTGACGTGCCCGGACAATTTTCTGTGCATCAGCCGGGCGGCGGAGGTAGGCTGCTCGGCTCCGCCCGGCGGCGCCTGGGGCCATATGACGGAATGGGGCGTGACGACCGCCTATGCCGGCGCGCTGCAAACGTGCATCAATAACACCTACACGGCGGGCGGTCTGGCGTCGATGGCCCACCCAGACTACAGCGCGAATTCATGGTCGAATGAGGCGTTCGAGAGCACGACGTTCGTCGAGTTCGCGGAGGTATGGAACGCGGTCACCAACCAGGAAAGCGACACCAAGATCGACACGTTCCTGGCGAAGGGGCGCCGGCTATGGATGGCGGGCGTCGATGACCACCACAGCGGGGCCTTAATGAACGGCTACGTCGCCGTCAACGCCGATTCACTGACCTGGAGCGACATCAAAGCCCAGTTGCGCGCTGGCAACTTCTACGCCCTCAAATGCACCAGCGGAACTTGCCCGACGTTGACGGCGATCAGTGTGACTGGGGCCACGGTCTCCGTGACTGCGAGCACGTCGGGCACCTTCACCTGGATCGGCAGGAAGGGCGCCAGCACGCCGCTGAAGCAAGAGTCCGGAGTCTCCACTTCCAGCTATACGGTGACCGGCGATCCCTGGGCGGGCGATGACCTGTACGTGCGATTGCGGTTTTCCGACACTTCGAGCCGGGTCATCTGGACCCAACCCTTCTGGGTTACGCGGGTGCAGCCGAGCGGCCAGTCCACGATGGCCCAGAAGGTCAAGGTGGCAAAGGCGGGCACCGTCATCGGCACACGCTCGACCGTCAACCTGATCGAGGGCTCGAACGTTTCGCTGACGGTGGCCGACAGCACCGATGATGATCGGGTCAATGTGACGGTCACCGCGACCGGGGCGGGCACCGGAACCGTGACTCACACCACCGGCGCGCTGACTGCCGACCAGCCCATGTTCGGCAACGCAGCCGACGACGCCAAGGTGGGAACCAAGTCCGGGAACACCAACAAAGTCGTGACCATGGGCGCGGGAACGCCGGCGGAGAACGATTGTGCGAAGTGGGACGCCAACGGGAATCTGGTCGGCCACGGCAGCGCCTGCGGGACCGGCGGCGGCGCCATAGCCGAGCAGATCGGTTTGACGCTGGACGGCAACGGGACGGTCATCACGACCGGGCAGAAGGGGTACACGCAACTCTCCTACGCCTGCACCATCAACT